TGTTTCCCACCTACCGGCTGCTTGAGAATCTTCTTGTAACTTTGTAACAAATATTTTTTTATATTCTTCACTGTCAATCATGTGCTTGGCTTTACGGCCAAACCTAATTGCAAGTTCTCCTGTGTGTGTTGCTTGAATGATCTTGAGTTTTGGATTACGGCCCACCATCCAGGCAGGAAGTAAATGAGAGGCAAATTCAGATTTAGTATGCCTAGGTGGCATGTTTATAATTAATCTATTTATTTTACCTGTTGCTAAGTCGTTAAATTTTTTTGCAATATGTCTATGGTGTGAACCTTCTATAAAATCTGGCCAAACACATTTAACAAAAGACATGAAGTCATCTTTAGCTTTGGTTTGTATTTGTTTTTCAGCATACATAACCTGCAACTTTAAAAATTCTTTTTTAATGTCCGAGGGAAGTTTACTTATGTCTACTTTTTCATTTAAAATCATAAAAATTTTTTTAAAATTTTTTTGCACCCTTGTAAGATGTTTAATAAGTTTTTAACACCCTTGTCTTTCTAAATCAAGCAATACAACCTAGAGTAGTGGGACCCCTTTTACACGTAAGGGGTGTATGGGTCCTTGGTCCGCAGCTAGTTTGGTAATGGGTCTGGTACCTCTATTGGAGGTAAGCAGCGCCCCGCAGGGGCGCTACAACCTATGGTTGTTAGTCTACTAATACTCTATATGCTTTAGGGTTAAGCCTACTAAACTTGTCAATTGCTTTTTGCATTGGCTCATACAATTCGTCTGCCTCTAGCATTTTGATTGCATTGTATAAAGTATGCTCTTCCTCAGTTAGGTCGATGCTTTGACCGCTGAACGGGTTAGTTGTTTTTATTTTTGGTTGCATTGTTTTTTTATGGTGTTCATGAAAGATTTTAGTAATCTCTTCACTCATCTCTTTCATTTTATCCATGTTACTCATGTTTATCACCTCCGTTGTGTAGTTTCCATAACTTACGATCGTAATGGCTCTCCATTATTGTTGCCACAATAAATAGAACAAACCCACTCAGTAAGAATGCTATGCCTATGTATAGTAATGTATTGTACATTGTGTATCCTTTCGTTATTGATAGGACTATCCTACATTAGCAGGATAGCCCAGTCAAGTGTTATTTAACTTTTCACTTAGCGATCTCTTCGTGTGGCAGTCGAGTCTCATTCCATGGCCCGCCTGAGTGGGCTGGTTTGTCTTCGTCCCAGACGCCCTGGATCTCAACGTGGCCAACGTGGTAACCAGCAGATTTAAGAGCTGTTCTCACCAGAAATTCTGGATCTAAACCAGGCTCTTCTTTTTTTCTCCACTCAATATTTATTTTTACTTTCATATATCCTTTTGTTTGTTTATAGTCCTATATTATCCTAGTATAAATACTATGTCAAGTGTATAAACAAAGTATTATTACTGCACCTATTACTGCTATTATAAGTTCTATACCTTCCATTATTTACCCCCTTATATTTGATTAATAAAATAAACTATCGCAACTATAAGAATATTTATTGTCCATATTCCTAACGCAATTTCATATCCTGTCATTAGTTTAACCCTCCCTCATATATAATCTTTACACCACCAGTTGCGGTTCTGTATCCATTAGCATTTATATCAAAGTAAGTCATGCAAGGTTTCATATCCTTGCTAGTCCATTCCTTGCAATCCTTTGTCCATGTTCCAAGTCTCGTTATAAACTTAGAATGTTTGTTTGCATAGTATGTTATATAAAACTTCTTATTCATTCTGTATCCTTTCGTTATTTATAGGACTATCTTATATGGGATAGTCCTATATGTCAAGTCCTTAGTTAATGGCTATCTGCAATAACTGTTCTGGAATAGGCAGTTTAATACTTGCCTTGCTCATCTCTTTTTGCAACGCCTTAACTGTGTTGTTTATATCTGCCCCAGTATGAACAACTAGTTTGCAATTATCTTGCATGTCCTGAAGTTGATTATATATGGCATGATTTTTTTGTATGTGTTTCTTTGCTTCCTCATAACAAACCTCATCTAGCTTAGCAGTAAAGTAGTTCACAGTATCTTCTTTAGTTTTAAAACCATTAAATCCTGTTTCCCACTTCCTAGCTTTATCAAAGTGATTAAGTTTCCTTGCCAGTTCGTCTGCAACATCTTCACTTGCTCTATACAGTTGGCTTTCAGTATGTTCCATAGTTTGTTTAAAGTCGTGATATTTCTTACTTGCTATCTCAACTTTTTTAAGCAGTTTCTCAATGCCTAGTTTTTTGGCAAAGTGTGGTTTTTGTTTATCTGCTAACTTGTTTGCTTCCATTGATATTTCTGTATCAACAGCTTCTCTTCTGTCACTAAATTTAGAGTTTATTAAATCTTTAAAAAACTCTAGTTCGTTGCTTCTGATTGGTTTCATGTTTCTGTATCCTTTCTAGTTATTATTAATTATCCTATATTATCCCTTGACATGGTATTTGTCAAGTGCTATATTGATTACGGCTCCTGAGGTATGAGCCATGATAATAACTGCCTCAAACTTGAGCCGTGAACCCCTGACGAGGTGTTGTGATAGGTAGATATACCAGAGCAATTAACCACCATTCTAGAGCAGGGGTTCTCGGGTCAAGAGCGCGCCGAAAGGTAGGACTATTAGAAGGGTTACGTTTAGCGTGTACGCCTCTAGTTCCTTGACCAAACTTGAGCCGTGAACCTATGTGGCAAAGTAGGACGTAAAGCCCACGCCATAGGTTCGCGGGTCAAGTAAAAGCAAGGTACCTGTGGGGGAAAACTAGGGATCCTAGTTGAAACTCACTTGGCCAAAGCTCCAAGCTCCAAGCACCAAGCAATAATAATACTTGACACCATAGTAGGATAATATATGATGGTGATATCCCGTTTGCTGGTATCCGGATTTAAAACTCAAACCAGCACTGATGTGTAGTCACCTTAAAAGAGGTGGCATCAGTAACGCCAAACCCCGGTAGGAATAGCTGCATAGTTCAGCTCCATGTACCGGGACAAGGCACAACAACGAAAGGATACAAATGAAAAAAGAAAAAAATGCATTAAGCTTTGATCAAATAATAGATCGGATCTGTACAGCGGTAAACATAGTAACCGGGGACGATGGTGATCGCGCTAAGCAAACGTTGGAGACGTTCCTGCAGTTAGTTAGAATGACTGAAGAGGAATACAAAAAACAAACTAAATATTATGGTTAAAAAAATTAAACACAATGACTTGTTGCCATGGTTCCTGGAGGACCATGGCACGCTTCCTGCTGCATACCTGAAGAGCACCCAGGAATTTTTGGATGGGTTACGAGTTACAAGCAACAAGCCACAAGCTGCAAGCGCCAAGCTTCAAGCACCAAGCTTGACAGATGGTGAAGGATAATATAGGATGCACTTATGAAAACAAACGAAGCAATACAAATTACTCACACACTAAGCAAGCCCTCCAAGATGCCAGGGTTTGCAATTGGTATACCAGCCAAAGAATGTAAAACTGGATCTAAGCTTAGAAAAATTAAAGGCTCAGTTTGCTATGGTTGCTATGCATTAAAAGGCTGCTACGTGTTCCCAGATGTACAGGCAGCGCAGTATAAAAGATTAAGAGCAATCTCTCACCCATTATGGGTAAAGGCAATGGCCCAACAAATTAACTCTAAAAAATCAAAAGTATTTAGATGGCATGACTCTGGTGACGTGCAAGACCTGCAGCACCTTAAAAAAATTTATGAAGTCTGTAAACTATCACCTTCAGTTAGACACTGGATGCCCACACGTGAAGCGTGGATCAAAGACCATATCGCAGCGTGTCCAGATAATTTAATTATAAGATTTTCTATGCCTATGATCGACCAACCAGCAGCAGGAACCTGGAGTCACACCTCAACAGTGGTGACATCTGGCGCAACGTGCCCTGCTCCAAAGCAAGACGGCAAGTGCGGCGATTGTAGAAGATGCTGGGACAAATCAATTCCAAATATTGCATATGGCAAACATTAAAGAACTACATCATGCCGGGCGTTTACCAACGTCCGGTGTATCCCAATTAGATATTGAATATCACCACAATCAGTGGTGCATGGATAATGGTTATCCGGTTAATAGCTACAAGCCTCAAGCGGGTAGACCCAAGCGTCAAGCTTCAAGCGTCAAGCACCTAAAGTCTCAAGCGTCAAGCCTA